ATATATTTTCTATCATGACCAATCTCTATTATAATGCCATGTGGGGCGAATGAGGTCCGACATATCTACTAGTTCTATTTCAGAAACTGATGAACAAAGACTATTTGTATTATATGCTCTGTATCCTGACCACGCCCTTTGATCAAACATAATATGGGCTCGGGGTACTATTTCTTTTAATTTTTTTAGTGTATAATTTTCCATCTCTACCCGATATTTTAAACTATAAAATACACTTGTTGAATGATAATTGAATACATGATTTAAATTTATTAACGTACACGGATCGTCTAATTCGGGATCTATCCAATAGCCTTGATCTTTACCATTGGGTCCTTCGTAATGTAAAAAATCTTTATATCGAAATTCGAATTTGACTTTTTCTTTTATCGTATTCCAAAATTCCTTCCACGAATATCGTTTTTCGATTTCCGACCATTTTTTTTCTAATCCCTCTTTAGTTCCTAGCCATATATTTTCAGGTAAATTTAAGAATTTTGATTTTCTTATAGAAAATCCATTTAGAAAATTTATATAATCGTTGCCATCCCAGTTAACTAGTTCTTGCATAAATTCTAGACTTAACAGATTATAATCTGTAAATCTTACGGTAGTATTAGAATCGAAGCCATAATAATTTAGATAATGCACAAAGTCTAAACCCATAGCAGGAGAAACTAGATATTTTAGATTTCCATTTAATTTCGGACCGAAATAGATAGAACCTGTACTAAAAGGATTAACCCAATTTCTTGAAGCAACATTTTGTTCTAGATAAAATTCGCTTAATCTAGAGATTATATCGCTGTTATTATCTGGATAAAGATATTTTTTACTATTTCTAAACTCGTCATTAAAAACATAAACGTTTAGCGAATTTCTTAAAGCTTCTGAAATAATATTCCAACCATGGCATTTATGATAATAAACCGTTTCTTCATTGCCCGGTTTGATCCATTTAGGTGTATATTCGTCGTGAAAATTATCTGCACTTCTAATAGGCGACATTTGATAATGAGTTTTACCTAATTCTCTTTCTCCGATAATAGGACATTTTAATCTGCGGTGATATTCGAGATTAATAATAAAACACTGAGGATGTAGTTCGTAATATGCTTCTTTTTTATCTAATATATGTCCTAAAATATAAAAATCATTTTCCTTACAAAATCTCTCGACAAGAGAATAAAAATTTAAATTATCGGAGGTTACAGACCCCATAGATGATACAATAGCATAGTCGTATTCTTGGCATGCCTGCCGGAGAATATAATCGGCATCGTAGCCGATTAATACATCGAATCCCATACCTGTAATTTTTCCAATCTCGAAATCAGCATTATTTTTAACTATCTCTTGTACCCAATTATTTGGATATAGAGAATGATCGTCAATCATACAGAATACTATCTTTTTTTGTTCGAACTTAGTAGAATTGAATTTAATTATAGCCATGTTGTTTTTTGTAACTTCTATAAATTAGATCAGAAAACTCGTTGATCTTATTTCCGATTACTGCTTCAGCTATGACATGTATCCTATCTTTATCGCTGCGATTGATTACACTATGGTTTTTCGTGATATTGATAATAAACATATCTCCGGGTTGAAACGGAACTGTGCCAGTGTTTTCTATCACAAAATCACATCCTTGGGGATGTATTAATGCTACATTAATTGCCACCGACTTGTCAAGAACTTTTAGTTCTGATAGATTGGCTAGTTTCATGTTAGATGGTCGGTCATTATGTATTCCTATAAATCCGTTCGACTTTAATTTCATAAATCGCAATCTTCGAAATCTTTCTACCGGAAATTTTTTCCAAAATTCTGTGACTTTAGGTGTTTTTGCAGATAGTTCAGTCCATTGGAATTGATCGTTATCGGCAGATTCATCTGCTTCTGTATGAGTTATTGATGTTCCGTGTATACAGCAACTCATCCAATCCTGATGCTTTTGATCGATATAATTTTCCGAACTACGATGATGTACGTAATGTGGTTCGACCATCGCAGATTCTTCGATCCAGTCATTTAAATTTATATCGATATCTATTTTTAACCAACCCATCGAATCTTGTTCAAAAAGCCATTTTGTTAATTCCAATGGAGTTAATCCCGAAGGCGGCACTGGAGCTAACCATGATTTATTTTTATGCATTTGAAAAAAAGATTCTAGATTAGCTGTCATTTAATTGTTCTAAGTTTATAAATTGATCTCCAAACTGACTGATTATTTTTTCTTCCCACCTACCACAAATACGTGAACAAGTAGTTAATTTTTTACTATGCCAGTAGATATTCCAGGCAGATTGCCATTGATGACTATCGATTATTTCTTTAATTGATCTTTGTTTTAAATTAACTGCATTCCATCCTCCGAGATAATTGATAAAATCTAGCAATGAGTTTTTTTGATCTTGATGATAACTGAAAGTTATATCATTGTGCTCGGCATAACTGTAGTAAGCAGAACCTAAGAAACAACAGGGATAAAGATGCCCTTGTGCATCTACATATATGTCTTTTTCTTTTTGTACTTTACATTCAATCTTAGCCGAATTAATATACTTTCGATAATTTTTTATTTTTTCTTTATCGATAAAGGTTATTTTATTTTCTTTTGGGGGTTCGAGATTATAAGAATGATTTCCTTTTTTATCCTTGACAGAAAAATATGGTTCATGAATAAATCGCCCGGTAGCTTTATGATTAAATGATAAAAATCCTAATTCTTTTGCCATTTCCTTGGCAGTATCGAGTTGGTGTTCGTTATGTTTGAACGACAGAAATACCCATTCTGCTTTACCGCCCGATTGTATAAAATTTTTAGCATTTTCGATAATTTTATTAAAGTTAGTCCCTGTTCTATATAGATGATGTGTATCTTCGAGACCATCGAGCGCAAAATGAACTAGATGATTTTTAGGTAGAATTTGTGCTAATTTTTTCCACCAGGATTTAGATCTAGCACTACCGTTTGTATGTATTGAAATACATAGATTGGGGTTAATCTTTGTTGAGTGTTCAATCATCGGTATTAGATCTTTGGCTAGTATAGGATCACCAAAATTTCCACAATAATACATACTCTGAATTTGTGTTAATACTTCATTATTGAATATTAATTTAAAATCATTCAATGATAACTCATTTACTATTAGATATGGATTTTCTCCGCCGCCGTGATCGTTTCTTGCGCACATTGGGCAAGACGCTTGGCAATTCGATGTTACTTCTACATGTATCTGTTTTAATTCATTAAATTTAAACATATTATTTCTAATAGAGAATAGTTTTTCATCTGTAACATCTAATGGTGTATTCATTTAAAATCTTTCTTATTGAGATTAAAATCTATTCTAGTTTCTGGACCAGTCATCACTCTATGACCTTGATACCAACCTTTTCTCAATCCATCCCTTAAAATTGATTGGATTAAAAATGTACTAAATGTGTTTGGCATAAACATAGCGTAAGGTCCCATGTACATATAACTAGTATCAACTGTTTTTACTGTTGCCCAATGTATGATCTGTAAGTTTTGCCGGCCATCTAAAATGTGCCCAACATGATAAGGATTACTTCCATAATTTGGATGTTTTTCAAATTTTATATTTTTCTTTTGAGCGATCTCACTGATCCATTTTACAATATCGCTTGCAAAAATTTCTCCATTATTCACATAAGGCACGCCGATTTCAGCTGGCGAACGAATACAAAAATCTTTTGGTTTTACATTGTGTTCTAACAACCAGAGAATTTTGTCAATTACTTTTTCAACTTGTTCTTTACTTTCGACTGTGAAGGACAATTGGCCAAAATTTAAATCAGAATTAATCAAATTAATTAGTGTCTTATTTACATTCTTCCAAACTTTTTCATTATGATAGTCTTGATGATGTATACTCATATTAATCCACTTTAATCCTGCGTTTTTAAGTGAATTTAAATATTGTTCATTCTGTAACCTAATTCCATTTGTGTATACACTACAAATTCTATTTTCTTCGCCACGAAATTTTAAATTTTGTATTTCTCTTATAATAATTGGCAAGTCATCTCTTATAGTAGGTTCACCGCCAGATAAACATATATCGTTTGTTGGTGCAGTATCAACTTTTTTGAGTATCCATTCCAAGGACTTATCTCCAATTTTATTGTCTGGTATGAAATAACAATGTTTACACCTAACATTACATCGATCAGTAACTTCAATAACCGTAACATTATTATAATTGTCGTATGTAGCGTTAGGACTTTTTTGCACACAACTGTCCCAAAACTTGTAATCCCTCTCAACCATAGCCTCTTCATAACCGTGTTCTGGACAGGTCTTTGTGATGTAAGCAGCACCATCACTTCTATATTCTATATGAGCTGGCAATTCTCTATAACAGGTACCGCACAACCCTGTTGTAAAGTATTTTTTTATTATTTCCATTAAGTATCTCTTTCTTTTATCTTAAAAATCAGATCTGTGACAAACTCATGGTCAAGTTCTGTTGAATTGTTATCTTCAAACTATATGATTGTTTCCTGATCTAAGGATAATGCAAGAATGTCTTTAACCCAGACACTACCATATATATGTACACGATCGGTATTACCTCTATTGTCTGTGCTGTGTAGATATGTGGTGTTAACAAGATAACACCAACCATCGGCGGGTAAATGAACATCTTCGCCATTGATAATAAACTTAGCTTCTGGGTTTGTGATAATAGGTATATGAAATCTAAATTTATTATCTTCGTCCTGATGCTGAGGTAATTTAGTCTGCGGAGTATGAACAGCAATTTGTATATCGTGAGGCGGACAAGGCATAGAAGAAAAAATTTCAAGAGCATATCCTTTACAACATTCTCTCGCACCTAACGGTTCGTCTCTGATGTTTCTAGGCATCAATGCATCATATTCCGGTTTAGCTATGTATCTCAGCCAAGGTACAGGTCCTTTTCTATCATCCCCCCAAGTGAGCATTAACCAGGAAGTATCTGTTTTTAATCCATCTCCAGTTAATTTATTAGCATCATATTTCCACATATCTTTGTGTTTGCCATAAAACCAAAACCAGTCTGAATATTCTTTTTTTGTTTGAGAATACCATTCTAATAATTTGTTTTGATCTATTTTAAACCATTTTTTAATGATCCAACCGGTATCGATTATTGGATAATCTGTGATGCAATCAACTACAGATGACAGAGGGTTTGAATTCATCTCGATCATGATTCTAATCTTCGTATTACTTCTTCTATAGATGGCACAGGAAATTTAATTCCTAGAGAAACAGAAGTTCTTAATTCGGGGGCTACAATTAAATGTGGAATACTGGTGTTGATTAATGCAGGGCCTTGATCATTCCATATCGCGCTCGGCCGAATTCCTTTAACATTTATTGGTATATATGCTGTTACGTTATCGGTTTTCCATCCAGTGTCAATTTCATTTTCAAATCTAACAGTTTTATCGATATTATCTATGTCATAGAAATTTACTTGACTTTTGTTAGTATTTAAAGTCCAATTTATGGCACAGGGTGATATTTCTCCACAAGCATCGCAATCGATATGTGCCCATATTGGATCATTACAAAACCAATTCCAGATTATAATTTTATCTATTAATATCTCTTTGGATTTTAAATATGCTACAAATTCTAAATTTAAAATGTTAGGGTCAAATGTCTGTTTATGTACGAATTGATCAGATATATTTTTTTCTTCTATTATTTTCACAGATCGAACATCGACAAGATTATTAAAATCAAACGGCAGTAGATGCGAAATGTTTTTATAGAATATTGTCATGGCGCGATATTTGTTGCGATCTGCAGAGAGATTTTAGGTAAAAATCCTATATTAACAGCACCATGCCATATTTGATTATCCTCGAATTCGAATAAATCTCCTGCTTGATAATTTGTCAAGATTTTATCAGCGTAGGTAAAAATATGACCGGGTTGATAGTCTTGATAAGCCATCCAGAATCTTTTTAATTTAATATTGTCGGAGTAAGAATCAACATGCATAGGAAACATATCGCCTGGATTTAGTTTACTAAACCACCAATGATAAACCTGATCAAATGGTAAATTGATATCGTTTCCTAAATGACGATGATCGTAAAACTCCCATCTTAACTTTTTAATATCGTAGCCTGCTTCCACCCATTTTTTGTATACCTCAGATTGGTGATTTTGAGTGGTATCTGTTGGTCGAACGTCACCGATATTTTTGATTATTTTTTCAATGACAATATTGGATACTAAATGACGATAATTTCCAAGATATTTCATAAAAATATTTATCGGGCTGCAGGATCATTAAATATATTTTATGTCAGAAAATATCTACTGGTTAAAACCAGAAAATACTAAACTAGGGTTATGGCAACACAACATTCAAAAAATAACAGATAGCCATACTTTTTGTATTCTACCTTGGATACATTTTGCTACAAGACCCAATGGAGATATGCGGCTTTGTTGTAATTCTAATTCCAGTGGGGCGGGATTTGATCATGCTATCGGGTTAGTAAAAAACGAAATAGGAGTTCCGGCAAATTTTGGTAGAGAAACTCCGATGAGCGCATGGAACAACGACTATATGCGCAGTGTAAGAACGGCGATGTTAGATAATAAAATTCCCTCTAGCTGTAAAAAATGTTTCGACGAAGAATCAAACAATGTCATATCTAAACGTATGTGGGAAACAGTAACTTGGATGGATGAGGGATTAGATTTAGCAGAGTTAATCGACCAAACTTCTCAGGATGGTAGTGTGCCTGAAAAATTATTTTATCTCGATCTTAGATTAGGTCATACTTGTAATTTAAAATGTATTATGTGTAGTCCTCATGATAGCAGCCAATGGGTTGCAGATCATAAAAAAGTATATCCGTTATTCCAACATACTGAGCTTAAGAAACAGATGACTTGGGATAGAAAAAGTTTTGATAATTTTTGGCATGAGAATCCCGAGTTTTGGAAAGAAATGTACCAACAAATACCCAATTTGAAGCAGATATATTTTGCCGGCGGCGAGCCTTTAATGATAAAAGAACATAAGTTATTTCTTGAAGAAATAGTTCGACAAGGTTATGCTGATAAAATATTGATAAGATACAATACCAACGGATTATTAATCGATGATGAAATTATAAATTTATGGAAGCATTTTAAAAAGGTTAAAGTTGGAGTAAGCATAGATGCACTCGACGAAAGAAATTATTATATAAGATTTCCAACCGATTGGAGTAAAGTTGTGAAGAATTTACATAAACTTGATAATACTCCTGAAAGTATACAAGTTAGCATAGCTACTGCGATTCAGATTTTAAATATCAAACATCTTCCAGATTTTGCAAAATGGAAAATAATTCAGGGGTTTAAAAAAATAAATTTTGAAAATGTTATCGAAGGTATGCAGGCCGGTGGCGGGATTTTTAATATGCATCTTTTATATATACCAACATTCTTAAGTATTAAATGCCTGCCCGAAAATGAAAAAACAGAAGTAAGAAAAATTTTTGCAAAATTTGCAGATTGGCTATTCGAAAATTATAGGCAGGATACCGATTTTTGGAAATATAATCCGTACGGATGGAAACGTTGGCAAGCGATATTAGATTTTATGAATAGTGAAGATCATACACATTTATTGCCTGCATTTCGAGAATATATAGAAACAATGGATAAACAAAGAGGATTGAATTTTAGAAAGACATTTCCTGAATTAGAGTCATTGTTATGTTAAAGATTGTAAGAATAGAATCCAATAAGCCTCGAGAATTATTAGATATAGGATGGGATCCAACTAATTACTGTAATTTTAATTGTTCTTATTGCTTTCCGGGCTGTAATACCGGAACAGAAAAGTTTGAAGGAGAAATTGATATCCTAGTGAAAAATTTCCAACATCTTTTTGATTATTATAAAATACATCTAGGGAAAACTAAAATTAATCTTTCTGTTTCGGGAGGGGAGCCTACGTTATGGAAAGATTTAGACAAATTTATTGTTTCAATTAAAGAAAAGAATCACGTATATTTTTCTCTTATTTCTAACGGATCTAGATCTATCAGATGGTGGAAAGAAAATGCTAATATGATCGATAATGCACATTTATCTCATCATTTAGAACAAGGTAATGTTGAACATATCACTTCGGTAGCTGACATACTGCACGATGCAGGATCAAAGGTTACAGTTAAAGTTTTAATGGATATTCGATACTGGAAAAAAGGATTAACCGATATTAATTATATGAAAAAAAACAGTCGAAACAAGTGGTTTATTACAGTTTCTCCAGTCATTGATAACTCTGAGAATTCTGTTCAAAAATACGATGATAACCAACAGAAATATCTAAATCGAGAAATAAAGAGAATACCTAGTATTTTTTGGTTTTGGAAAAACAGAAAGTTATTTAAAACAAGTATGCGATTATTTGATAGTCGAATTTTTTTCGAGAATGGAAAAACGATAAATGGTACAAACAGCGTATATTTAAATAGAGGTCTGAATTTTTTTAAAGGATGGAGTTGCAGTATCGGTTTAGATCGTATTTTTATTGATTGGACTGGAGAATTAAAGGGGTCGTGTGGTACTAGATTATATAATCTTCCTTATCATTATAATATCAAAGATCCGAATTTTAAAAAAATATTTAAACCTATTATGGATCAAACTATATGCACTAAAGATGAATGCTGGTGCTCACCCGAAATCCATTTAACGAAGATCAATCTTAGTCAACGGAATATCCGAGGAACACGTACAATAATTCCTATCACAAATTATCGATGAAGTCGGAATATCGAATGTGCCTGTGTAAATATTCCCTAAATTGCCTCCGACACGACAAGTAGCCCGATATACATCACCGCTCCAGTTGATCATTAAACTTTCGATACCAGCAGCACAAGACCAATCTTTAAATTTGTTAAGATGTAATTTAATAATATCATTAGAGTGCATCATTCGTTCACTGTTGCTGCCACCGTCGATCACACAATTAGCCGATACTGTGGATTCTTGTTCTTTAACCCACGCTAAGTCGTCGGGATGATATCGAAGATCATCAAATAAATCTCTATCGCCATCGGTCCATCTTATACGTCTTACAGTATTAGATATAGACAAATTATTAAATAATGATCTAACAGTACGAACATTTATCATGTGATCATGGTGAGCCATTATTTGTCCGACAATATGTTTATTTGATCTCTCTTTTAATTTTATGATCGTATCTAACGTTCTTTTTAGATCATATTCGAAGTGTAGACTAAAAATATATTGATCTACCTCTAGGTTTTGATAATAATCAAGGTGCCTTGTACCATTAGTAGTTACACTAATCCAATTTACACCTGTGTGTCTACAATATCTTATCAGTTCGTTAAACTTAGGATGAACTGTAGGTTCACCTCCCGTAAAACTTAATCTAATAGGTTTTCCGATGTTTAATAATTTATCTACTGTAGATTTTAAAATTTCTATATCAGTGTGTGAACTACTATTATCATGTATTTCTGCCGGACAATAGCTACAGTCATAATTGCATCTCTTACCTAAATTCCATTCTATTTTGATAGAATTTTGATGAGACCACCTACTTGTTATTTTATACATACGAAATAAATTCTGGAATAGCAGTTAATAAATTTTGTTTTCTACCGACATCTAATTTTCGATTAAATTCTACGAAGTCGTGCCAGAGATGATTTTGGTCTCGAGCACGTAGATAGTTAATATTGTCTCTAATCTGTTGTTGTGTGATCTTTTCTAATATAGGATATTTTTCTACATTGGGGAATGTAAAAATACGTTGTGACACTGCTTCTAATCTTTGTATTGCAAGTTCTTTAAGTTCTTGCGGTAATACCTGTGCCGATAGACAGTTAGGATAGCTGACTCTATGGCTGTAGAAAACTATGTTCATTTCATTAATGAAATAATCAATACACTCAGCTGCCTGTAATATATTTGCAGCCTGTGCGGTAAATGCTCCGACTACACGACTGACATTTGGAAATGATTGAAATATCTTGATATTTTCTTCTACAGTAGTAAAGCTACTGTTAGAGCGAATATAGTCATAGACAGCGTGAATACCGTCAATGCTAACATTGACCGCAACACTGCGGAAATGCGGCCAATAGTCGTGGACAGTGCGGCTACCTTTGATACCTGTAGTTGTGCCGTTAGTAGCATATTTAAGTTCGACATTTTTTCCATAAGGCTTCAGCATATCTAGAATCTTATAGTGTTGGGGATCCATCAACGGTTCTCCACCTGCAAACTCTACTCTACGGAAATAAGGAAGCAACCGTTCAAAACTAGTCCACCAATTATCTGTATCTTCGAAAGGGCAGAGATATTTGCTTGTCTGCAATCCTAATTTATTGATTACCGGAACGAGATAGTTGTTTTCTTTCTTATAAAAACTTTCAACTTGATCCCAGTCATTCCATGATGTACTGTCCATGGGATGACACATGCGACACCTGAGATTGCAGAGATTGTTTAGTTTGATTTCCATAGTAGGAAATTCAAATGGCATTGTATAATCTTCTCTCAGTTGTTGTAGTGCAGTAGGATATAGATTAATGCGTGCTTCTGGTATTATTCCATTAATATGTCTTTGCCTTAAACTTTCTACGCCCTGATCCTCGAGGTCAAAGCACGGCCTACACACTTCAGGTCGTTCACCGTAGAGCACTTGCTTACGAACCTCTCTCATCGTATCGTTATTCCAAATTTCTTCTAGGGTGTTGTCTTGTATAAAACCAATGGGAGCACTACGGCAGCAGACTTTTATAGCCCCGTCTTCACGTGTAGCTAATCCAGTAAATGGATGCATGCAAAATGTTTTACTTTGCGTGTTCAGTGGCCCACGCTCTTTCTTTGCACCAAAAACATTCTCCGCAGATTGGAACATATTGTCCGGTCCTATAATTTTTATAGTTTATATTATCGATTTCACCTTCGCAGCTTCTTGTTAATACTAGAAGGTCGCTGAGATTTAAATCGATATATTTTTTTAAAATCCAACTTTTCTCTATAAATCTAAACGGATGGCATGCTATAACGCCCATATGATTCATGATAGACAAGTAAAATTTACTTTTATTAAATTCAATATCTCGAGTAGGCATACCATTTTTTATATTTGGTGGATTTTTAGTTACCGCATTAAAGTATGCATCAATTTTGTGATTAAAACACACATATTCAGCAAATGCCCTAAGTTCTATGTTATCACCACTAACAGTTTTTCCATATTCATCGATCATGGTTGGGCCTTTATCTCCCCACTCCATCTCAGGCGGAACAAAATTTTCGTGTCTAACAAATGACAAGTTTTTGAATTTGTTTTTTAAATAATTATATACATTAATGCTATTTTCTTTTTGCCACGGCTTCGTTTTCCAACATCGAATATTAGATATTACATGTATTTCTATATCTAAATTCATTTTAGATATTATATCTAGTATTAGATATGACATTAATGCGCTGTCAGCTCCACCACTTATAGCTAGGGAAATCTTAGACCATTTTTTATCTATAGGGAAATAAACACCATCGATCTCGGATAAAATATCTGCGTATTCACTTTCTTGATAAACAATGTTTAGATCGTCGATCATAAATTTAATTTTTTATTAATATATTCATCTTTGATTTTTAGACATTTTTGTCTGAGCGGTTCTTCTTCAAATCGAGTTATTAGGTCTTGAACATCGGGTGATATATTTGATTCGTTAAGAGTTAGCCCGTGTTCTAAACTTTCGCAGACCGGCAACATACTAAACAATTTCCAACTATCTATGTATGCCGGACGAAAATTTTTTATTTCGTAGTCTACTAGATCGATAGCATCATACATATTCATGTTATCGTTTTCCCATATAGTTAAATCATTAGAGAAAAAATTATGCCGATTATATAATGTTCGCTTCTCAGTGCCCATCAATCGGTAACCATATTTCTCATAATTTTCATCTAATTTAGATTTTTTTCCGACTAGACTGATGTTTAAGGGAAATGCTATAACGCTTTGTTTGTTCCAATTGTTACATAGCCAATTTAAGCCATCGAGAATAGATTCTTTGGTCTCTCTTGGAAGACCATATATTAATGAAACTGTACCTCGATATAGCCCTAAATTTTTTGTAAAATAGTCTTCGGTATTCAATAATCCGGATTTAATTTTATCCGGATGCATACCCTTACCTATAAGTTTTCCTGTTTCGTGATTAAATGTTTCTATACCATAATAATGCGCCCATACCCTGGCGTCTGCTAATAATTTAAGTTGTTCTGGTCTACTAAAAAGTATGTCACCTCTAATAAAAGCACTAAAATTTAAGTCGAATGGAACGTCATTGACAATTTTACCGATTTTAACTAATTTTTCATCTCGATCATTTAAAGTTTCGTCTGCGACTTGATAATTAGTACATCCGAATTCATAATAATTTCTTAATAATTCGTCTTTTAAAGAAGTTAAATCTCTAGTGGTATCTTCCTTGACTCCGAGGACAGGAAAATTACAGAATGTACAGGCAAATTTACATCCTCTCGAAAATTCTAAAGCCAGTGTTTCATTAGGAAAAATAAAATCTCGAAATTCATAATCTATAGAAAGATCACTGATCGGCCACGCCTGATAAAACGCATTAGCGTCTATATACCAGCCATTGTTTCTAGGAATGCCTTTAATAGGTTTTCCATTGCTAAAAATATATTTTAATACTTCAACTATAGCAATTTCACCGAACCCACCAATTATATAATCAATATCATCATATATTTTAAAATGAGTGCTGGGATTTTGACCACCTGCGATTGTTACGATTCCGGGATATTCTTCTTTTACATGTTTTAAAAAGTCAACCATCATCTGTTGGACAGGGTCCGAAGAGTAGTTTATCCATGTACAGCTAAATCCAACCCATGATATCTTTTTTTGTTGATTCCTTATCGATATTAGTTCTTTTAATTGATCTAAATTCCAGCGATAAAAAAAATCAACAACTTCAACATTCCAGCCATGCTTTCTTAAAACAGTGGCGATACGATACGCACCGCTGACTCTTTCGAGGCCGCTAGATCGTTCATAGCCAGTAAAAATTATAGCGTTCATGGTATATTTAATTAAATAGTCATTGAAGGAAAAAATAATGCAGTTTGACTATTATTATAATAACGTTCCCGGAATAGGGCAAGTGCGTAACAATTTAGTTTATACTAGCCTGATCTCTCGAGACAAAAAAATCTTTGTGCAATGGTTTACCAATGATACTGAATACCATCGAGGAAAAAATGAAATAATTGATCCTGAATTGATGGAAGAAAAATGGCTGAGAGAATTAAAACATTCGGAATTAATGCGAACCCGTTTTAAAGAGGATCTATTGGAGGTCGACGATATAGATCATCGAGAAAAGAAAATTTTTTTAAAGATACAAGGGAATGACTTTTGGCAGCAACATTTTGATCAAAAAATGAGTTTTGATCAGTTAGTGCCCGGATGGAGATCGCAGATGTTAGGAATGTTTAAAAATTACAGATCTCTTGGATTATATAAATTTTCTCTCCATCCTAGCAGTTATTTTATTATTAATGGAAAGCTAAAATCTATTAACTATTTTTTTAGTTATTTAGGAACAGAGTCGCCCCCTGTGCTAGAATCTCATAGAAGTTATATTAGTTGGGAAAGGCAAGCCAAATTAAAAAAATATATGGACACGATCGGGATTAATTGGCAAACTAGGTTATCTTTTAAAGATTCCCAGATTTTGTGTTTCGAAAGTTTCAAGAATGATTACCCTGAAGGGTTTATTGATGAGGCTAAACACATATATGATAACTGATGTCGGAATACATGTAGATTTAAAACCGTTTTTATCTGATCTGGAACGAGCATCTTGGGACGACAAAAATCGATGTTCGCTTAATAAACCTACTGGAAATTGGTTATATGATCCTTATGAATTTTTGCCTGATTGGAAAAATACTAGTTTTGAAAGATTTTTAAATTTTTTACCGTTTCCGATCGGCGAGGCTCGATTGATTAAGTTGTCACATGGTGAATGCTATCATAGTCATGCCGATATAGATGATAGATATCATTTAAACTTAACCAGCAATGATGGTTGTTTTCTTTTAGAGCTCGACGGTAATCAGATTCACGCCTTTCCGATTAAATCAGATGGTATTTTATATAGGATGGATGCAGGAAAAATTCATACTGCGGTTAATTTTGGATCTTCTGACAGGATCCAATTAGTTGTACGAGTCCCCTTAATTCGTTCAAATTTTGACAATTTAGAATCGATAACGATAGAATTTTTAGATAAATTAACCGACCTACGATTTAAAATAGATAATTCAATAATGCCGATTTTGAATAGATTAAACAAGATTCATAGAATAGCAGATTTTAGTAGCATTTCTGAAACAGCATTTTCTTTAAGAATCGAAAAATATTATATTCCTCAGATAATCGCTGCGATCGATCAGTTGGGATTAACATATAAGATATTGAGATAAATAACAATAACCGAGGGGAATACTACAATGGCACCGATCTACGGAAGTTTAGATTATCTTAGATCAAAAATGACAAGCTGGACACAAGAGTCAGCTTTAGAGTTTCACACTGAATATTATAAAGGATATCCAGAAAAATCCAAATATATATGGGAAGAAGCTAACACAGATGACACTGAAGGATTTGTTTATTATGGTCCAGATATGGCTTCCTATTTTAGCGCCGACGGCAGCGAATATGTTTTAAGTCACTGGTTTGATCAGTTAGAGTTTGATAAAGTCTGGAAAGCTGGAAAAAAGTTGTATGAGGATAGCCTTAATGATCCAGATTTTTCTATAGTTAGACCCATTGGATTTCCTTCAGGTTTAATGGGATCTTCTTATCGAGTTATGCAACTCGACCAATATGCTTACAATTATTACAAATTAGAGCATCCTAACAATGAGTTGGGATCATTATTAGTGTTTTCGAATTCGGTGCAAACGGTCCCCGAATACTTAAATCTTTTTATAAATCAGGTCACTAAGCTAATTCAATATGCTAAACCGATAGTCGAAGATTGTTCTAGTTATCGAAATACGAACGATTCGTCTGGTTGGGGATATCCAGGAATTAAAATTAATGATTTAATGACTAATTCTTCTGGCCCTTATTGGCGATTTTTATACAAGTGGTCGATGACTCCTACCGGATTTTACAGCAAGGTCTATGGCGAATTAGAAAAAATGATACAGCATATTAACATCAACGAGCAATATAGGAATGATGTACCGTCGGGTATTTTAGAACAAGCGAGTGCGACATGGAAAAACGAATTAAATATCTAAATTATAGAGTTTTAAGAAATAACCAACTGCTTCATTCAGGGACTGTTCCTGAAATTTTAGCGTTAAGCGGCTTAGAAAAAACATGGAATCTAGGTGGAGTCTGGTTGAATTATCGACATAATGAAGAAACTATCTTAGAATTCAGCGATGGAAATCGTACGATAGCGATTTCATCTAAATCGACAGAGCATGAGTGGGTGAGTTATGTTAATAAAATCGATCAAGGATTACTCCAAGAGAAATATTAATCTGTGATTAGAGGAATTAATAATCAGCCTTTTCTTGATCTTGACGCTTGGTTAGACATCGAAGGATTTAAAAATCTGCATTATGAGATGTGTTATGGTCTAGCGGTTTCTTCTTGGAAAAAAGAAGGAAATATAGTTAAACCGGGCGGATGTGATCAGTATGACCCTAGCTTTAAACCAATTTTTAAATCTTTAGAAGAATATTTTTCTTTGCCCGAGGACCACGAAATACGAAAGTATGGCAAAATAATTGGCGAATTAGATAATAGAAATACGTTTATCAATTTTTTAAAGTTATCTTTGGGGGCATATGATCCTTATCAATTTATTTTTTTAAAAACAGAAGACGGTGGGTGGCAGTCTAGATTCCAAGAAAAACAATGGACCCCCGATTCTGAAAACTTTCCTAATCTTAAAAAGTGGATAGAAAAATTAATCGAAGATCGTGTTTTTCAGCACTTAGGTAGAATTATTTTTTTTAAAGCCGAGCATGATGTTATTATGCCAAAACATCGAGATCTAATATTACCGCATGAAACTGAATATACTGATCACAGACATGAATTTATACACATAAGATCAACGATGGATAAAAAATTTTATATCTGGGATAACGATATTGATGTATATCATTATGTCAATTGTTATTCTTGTTTTTTTAACGATCAAGATTGGCACGGGGGAGAAGCCAACGATCGACAGACTTTTTCATTAAGAATAGATGGCAGATTCACTGATGAATTCAGACAAAAAATAGGGATATCTCATCTATCTATCTACTAACTCCGATAATGTGTAATATATATTTAGGATCAAATCCGCAATTGACTCCTAAATGATAATCGTTCCACTCATTCCATTCAAACACACTCCCCTGTTCTACTAGATAAAAACATTGGTTACCGACTACAAAGATATGACCTAATTTCGGCGGGTCGATGAATACAGTAAATCTTTTTATCTTTCCTTCCCGGCTCCAACTCTGAGAGTTAGATTCGATATCCCAATGCCACGGAACACATTTTCCAGGAGAGATTCCACTGATCCAAATATTTTTAGCAGACACAGATAATCTATCTATCAGCGGTGTTAAAAGATTTCGAGTAAAATGCTGATCTGGATAATAATTTGTCCATTCTATAACATTTTGTTCGATATACCCAGCATCTTTCCACGAATCGTACATTTTTTTAATTTCTGTTTGTTGATACTGATCTACATTGATGTTTTTTCCGTAAGGAGTTTGATGGGTTTTAACATGCCCGCATGCCGAAGATATTTCTTTTAATAGTAAATCGAAATTTAATAATGTTTCAGAGTTTAACAAATATTTTGTTGACATAATAAATATTTCATGCTTACGATTAACAAAGCTCCATATATTACCTTAGACAACTATTTAGACATTGATAAGTTACTTAATCTCGAAGATGAATTTAATTTTTTAATCTGTAAAAGCTGGGATAAAATTAGAACAGGAGTATGGAATGCAGGTGGACATGCGCCCGACGATATAGTTAATTTTCCCTCGGTATTTAGAGAGCGGGATCTATTGTATTACTCCTATGGAAAAGCTAAAGTAGATAGATTGTCTGATATATCGTTAGATAGATATCTAAAACATTTTGAAGAGACTTCAGATAGGCATGGATTAAGTAGATTTTTAAAATTAAAATATCAATCATTTGATCCTTATAATATATTAAATTTAAGAAAAACTACTAGCAATGTTTATGCTGCTGATGCTTATTCTTTTACAGACGCCGACTGGGACACTTATAGTTGGGTAGATTATATTGACGAACATCCAATGATAAAAAAGTTTATATTAGATCTTCCGTTTGACAGAATCGGAATAGTTACAGTTTTTTATAACGAGCATTTCGTTCCGTTAGGACATCACAGAGATTTAAATTATTTTCCATACGAAAAAGGTAACGCCGCGGAAACTTTCCCACATAGACAAGAACTTATTTGGTTTAGATTTGATCTATCGAGGCCATTTAATTTATTTGATATAAACATTAACACAGGAAAAATTTTAGAAAAGGTTCCGGTTCAAGGCTATAGTGTATTTTTCAATCATCACAATTGGCATGGAAATTTTGATCCCTATCCCTATAGTTCAATAACTGTTAAAGTAGAGGGTAGGTTTACTTCAGAATTTCGAAAAATGATAGGAATAGATAATTTAAAATATTATTATTACGAATAATTATGGTTCTTGAGCCACAATTATCCAACTACCACCTAATCTAACTACCATCTGCTGTTTATACGGACTACCTAATCCTAGTGGATCCCAACCGTTTGTAGAATCACCATCCGCTATAGCTATCATACCGTCGAGAGGATTTGTTGGAGCTTCGCTTAGTATAGCTAATTTAGCAAAACCATTTACATCTAACGTTGCCTGAGCGTTTTGTTGATTAACTGCAAGTCTTCCTAGAGAATCAAAGCATAAAAATGGAAAGTTTCCAAGCGAGGCTTCGGCAGCAGTGGCTGGTTGATTTACAAGCGTAAATTTTGTAGGTAGATGAGAACCAGACATAGTTCCGGCTGGATCTATTTGTACTCCCAGGAGGGCAGCTGGTTCTGCCCCTGTGCTAGCAATATGGCCACTAAATCCGATCGCAGAAAGTATGTCACCTGATTCCGGATCTCCAGGATTGGCAGGCCCGTTTTTCCATCCCCTAAGATCGAAGTACTGCAGGTTTGCAGCACCAGTTAATAAATTACCACCGATCGTGGAAACCATTTCAAAATTAATTCGTACTTGGGCACCTTCTTCGAAATCGGATTCTAGAATAATTTCATTGCTATTAGATTTTATAGTAGGTCCTATGACTGTCTCGAAAATACTTAGATTTCCCGTTGAAAACCGACTATTGACAGCATCGACTAAAATAGTAGAATCTATAGCACGAACGTCGCCAGTCACATCACCTATAACATCCCCTATGAGGTTTCCAGAAACTGTTCCGTAAAATATAGCTTGTCCAGACTGGTTATCGAGAACTATGTTTCCGTCGGACGGAGAGAGAATATCTCCTACAAATGGCCCAGTGAGTTGACCATTGATACTATCAACTAGAATCGGTGATCCGGGTCCTACTCCTACTACATCGCCTACAAGATTACCTATTAGAGTACCGGAAACATTTCCGATCAAGTTACCAGTTACATTTCCGATCAAATCACCATTGAATTGACCGGTAGTTTGAATTAAACCATCGATATTGATGTCGCCGAACCCGACTATGTTATTGTTATTAAGATTGATGCTAGAACTTAAAGCTCCGCCCAATCCGCCTGCTACCGATACTTCTATCCCCCCAGGAGTAATACCATCTCCCACAAACAATTTTTTAGAATCTGTGGTAAAAATTGGTTCACCGGGTAAGGGAACAAATCCCTGTAATTGGGCAGATGAGCCTTTTCTGAACTGTAACGCCATATTATAACTCCTAGGGTATTATATATTTACCATGTTAGAGTATTTATCTAAACAGCCATTTCAACTTTTATGGCAGGATAAGGGTTATAATTTTCTAGGATAAAGTCGCTAACAACGTATTCTTTGATTTTTTTATTATTGGACATGACTAATTTAGGTAACATTTTGGGAGTACGAGTCAACTGTTCTTTTACAGCAGAAATATGGGTATTATATATATGACAGCCCCCGCCTATCCAGATAAATTCGCCTACATCTAAGTCGCATTCCTTGGCTATAATATGCGTCAAAAGGCTATAACTTGCGATGTTAAACGGCACTCCTAGAAACATATCGCAACTGCGCTGATACATCTGACAGCTTAATTTGCCATCAGTGACGTCAAATTGACTTAAAATATGGCAGGGTGGCAATGCCATTTGATCTAATTCGGCAGGATTCCATGCAGTTATTATGTGTCTACGACCGTGGGGATCTTTTTTAATACCTTCTATCAGATTCGATATCTGATCTACCTGGGTCTGTAATATTGTACCAGATTGTCGATATGCGGTACCAAAATCATCTTTAAATTCTTTGATATTATTTTTTCTACAGTAATGCCATTTACGCCACTGTACTCCATATACTCTTCCTAGGTCACCCGAAAATTTAGCTTTAGGTTTCCAATAGGACGCCTCGGCATTTTCAGTCCATATCGTTTTTTTGTCAGAATCTCTAGAACCGTATAATATTTCACATAATCGGCGTTCATCGCTACTGCCTTCTAAAAACCAAAGCAATTCAGATACTACGGCTTTCCATGCTAATTTTTTGGTAGTAATCGCAGGAAATCCCTGTGCTAAATCAAATCGCATCTGATAACCAAATACTGATATAGTTCCTGTACCAGTTCTATCAGATTTTAATTTTCCGTTTTCGAGGATGTGACTTAAGGCATCATGATATTGTTGCAATTTCGTATTCCTCCATTTTACAGCTACCGAGATTGATAGTTTTCACTAGTTTTGTATTTTCTAGAAAGAAATTTAGATCGATAAATGTATCGCTGAGGTATTCTCCTGCTATCCTAGTAACATAAATTTTTTCTAAAACCGGTTTACTTTGGAGAAGAATATTAGGACCACCGATAACAAAAATATTTTTTTTCTTGTAATTTTTTTTGATGGAAATCAAAGCTTCACATAGATCACCCCTAATCTGTTCTATGTCTTCTCTGTCCATAAAATTATTCGTAAACAATACATTGGTTCTTCCGGGTAACGGCTTGGGCATATCGGGGCTTTCCCAAGTTTTTCTCCCCATAACAACTATATGATTCTGGGTAGTATTTTTAAACCATTTCATGTCATCTTTATTATTAGGCCATGGAAGGCTACCTTTCCATCCCATCCCGCCTGCTTGGTCTACAGCAAATAAGGCAGCTATCATTTTTTTGATTTCGTTTTTTTTAAAAAGCTATTTGTTTTTTTCACGATATCTTTTTTAAATTTAGCAACATCTAATCTAAAGTCTATGTGTTCTATAGTATCTTTATAAGTTTCGATCAGTTCTTCGAGATTAGTTTTTAATTCGTCTATGCCTTCTTTTCTAACCTGAGATGTAATACGAAAATACCAGATGTTACCATCCTCGAAATGTATCCGCATGGAGTCGAGGTATTCGATTGGTACTGCTTTAACATCGATATCTCGAAAAATTTCAGGCCATTGCTCTACGATTTCTTTAGGTAGTGACCGTTTTTTCACTTTCTATCATACCTGTAACTTTTTTCTTGATAGGTGCTAATTCGTCAGCTAGGCGTCTAAGCTGAGCAGCTTCTTTGCTTAACCGATCAGCTTGGCTACGATATCGTTTTGCAAGATCAGTGTCTGATAAAGGCTCCTCTGGTATATTAGTAGCTACTTGGCTTTCGGCTACTACATCAGGGTCTTTGTCAGTAACAATTTCGTTGACCGACGCTATTTCTTCTATCTTAGCACTGTTCCCCAAGGCTAGATCATTTACGGAAATGCCTCTTTGTTCTGCGATAAGCTGATTTAATTGATCCAACCCGATGCTAGTATTCATGTTTGGAATCATTTCAATCTGGCTAGTTCCAACCTTAGTCAACTTTCCAGTCAAATGTAATGATTGTAACATCGGTGAACCGTCGGGGAATCTCACCCTAGCCATTACTTCTGCAAATTCATAGCTACTTTGACCTGCCGGGGATTCTACTAATTTGATTAGAGCATCGTGTTGATCATCTCTGAGATTCTCTGTCAATACTATTAATGCTGAATCACTTTCTCCGGGTAATGTTCTATAGACTACTATAGCTTTTTTTTGATTTTTTTTAATTCTGCCGACATGTTTTATATCAGGCATTTTGCGCACCTTTAGCCACTGTAGATAGAAATCCTACAAGCTTGTTATAGGTTTTTCCAACTACTTCCATTTCACCGGGTTTGAATGCACCTCTTTGTGCAGCAGCATCGATGATTGTTTTAATAGCGTTCAAATCTTGAACTGTTAGATCGTAGTTTTGTGGTTCGGCTCCAGTATCTTGTACTGGTGGTTGCTGATTTTCTTCTGACATAATATCCTCCTAAAAAGATACTGTATATATCAGATCGAAATCAGTGATCGTTTAAAAATGGGCAGCTGAGTATGAAAAAACTAGATTCTTTAGGATCTTCGAACCCAAGTCTGATTTTAGTGACAATTTGATTATTTTCGATGCAGAGAGTAGTACCGATATAAAATCGATACTTTAAATTTTCATAAATCCAGTCTCTTAGTACATCGATTTTTTTTAGATTCGTATCTAACACAAGATATTCGAAGAGAGTTGGGGGGAAATCTAACTCTCTTATATCTAGTACGTTTAACGGATTAATCTTTAAATCAACCATTTTTTACCGATTTGGTATAATGTGCATATGTACCAAATGGTGGAACGATAGAGTCATTTCCGTGGATGATAAAAATGGTGTCGCAGTAATCTTCGTCACCCCACGAATCCCAGGGATATCCGTCGGTAAACATAATAAATTTCTTCGGACAGATGTTGTTTTCTTTCATATGAGTCCAGTTACAAGTAAAATCTGTGCCACCGCCCCCCGTGATTTGATACTCGTTAATCTGATCCGAATTATAACCATCAAAATCTTGTTCGTTGTATACCCTAGTATCAAAGCACCAAATTTTCATTTGGAAATCTTTGAATTCCTCCATGATACCTTTGACTTCGCCCATGAAATCTGCAGCTTCAGTATCACCGATAGATCCACTCATATCCAACCCTACGCAGATATCGATACTGGTATCAAAGTTACAACCAGGCAATATGGCTCCGGTCATCTGGCCCTTGCGGTTCGGGCGTGCGAAGGTAAAATCGTTTTTGATCGTACTTTGGATTTGTTGACGTAGAAGTTCTCGCCAATTCATCTTTGGCTCAGTCATTTCTTTGATCATTCGAGCGATGTCACCGGGAATATTGCCGGCGCCGGCTGCCTGTGCAGACTGTAACATCGCTTCTTTGATTTCATCGCGGATTTTCTTTAATTCATCTTTGCTGTATTTTGGACCCTTGCCTTCACCGGGCTTATCCGGATCTAAGTGTTCGTCCAACATTTCTCCGAGTGCCTTAAGTTCTTCTTCGTCGTAGTTAGCATAAATTTCGTCATAGACCTGTTCAGCACTCCACCCATCATACTTACGATCATGGAAAAATTTTACTGGCGGGTCGTCACCGATGCGCTCACGTTTTAATGTACCGTTGACACAATAGTCGGCGGCGATATTCCAAATCTGTCGATCTCGACCTTCGACTCGCATCATATGATCATAGACACAGTGAAGGATTTCGTGAGCTACGACGAATTCAACTTGGCGTGGCGTCATTTTTTCGAAAAATTCTCGATTATAGTAGAAATTACGGAAATCTGTAGCTGCAGTAGGCAACCAATCTGATGCATCTATTAACTTCATTCGAGTAGCCATATTTCCAAAAAATGGATGGCGTAGCAGTAGCCCAACTCGAGCAACTACAATTTTATCAACAATGGGATCGAGATAAGACATGTTATTTCCTTTTTCACTGTATGCTTATATTATATATTCTATCGGAAAAAAAGTCAAGAGAAAGGGTACCAAAGTACCCTTTCTTAAAATTATCGACCGCCTTTTTCTTGCGCGGCTGCGATATATTTTCCAAATTTCTCATGGAACTCGTCGAAACAGTCGATTTCGTCCGGATCTAACGGTAATTGATATTGTGTTAATGCAAGTTTGGTACCCATGACAACCAATTCAGTTTCAAAATTATCCATCATGAACCGGAAGAAGTTGTTGACTTTATCATCGAATTTCTTGTCCTTTTTATCTGAAGCATCCTTGAGTTCGTAGCAAAGGCTAACGGTCAAAGAGTACATCGCAGAAATTTCTTTGGTTTCCATTTTCTTAACCTTGCCTGCAAGGATGTCCTCTGGTTTCGGTAATTTGGAGCTAACCTTACGGTGAGCCATGAATTTAACAGCCAGTCCTTCTCCGATCGCCCCTGCTACGAGATCGGTTAACGTGGTTTCGTCAGTGTCTTCATCTTCTAACAATTCACTGACAAATGACCAAGAACGGGGAGTGGCAAAACTACGACTAGAAGATTTTGGATCGAAATCGTATAAATCTTTCTTACTAAACGTGCAGAATCCAACGACGTCTTTGTGGACACGATTCTCAGTAGCCCACAGACTCCAGTCGTCGAAGTCCACACGCATCTCCAAGTGAACGAAACGGTTAGCCAACGGAGCAGGCATACGGTAGGTAACACCTTTGTCTGCTTCACGGTTACCAGCGGCAACGATAAGAACGTTATCGGGCAAATGATACTGACCAACACGACGGTTAAGGATCAGCTGATAGGCTGCTGCCTGTACTGAAGGAGCTGCAGAGTTCATTTCATCGAGGAACAGGATCACGTGGGGATATTGATCTGCGAACTCTTGGCCAGGCAGCTCTGATGGTTGACCCCATACCATGGTCTTTTGCACGGAGTCAAAATAAGGAATACCTTTGATGTCTGTAGGCTCCCAAAGGCTAAGGCGGATGTCGATAACATGAGCGCCCATCTCTGCTCCTAATTGATGGATAATGTCGCTCTTACCAATTCCCGGTGGACCCCATAAGAATAGTGGGCGCTGCTTTTTAAATGCTTTTCGGATAGCGGATTTGGCGCTGTTTGGGCTTACTGTACGAGATACTACGTCTGCCATTTAGGGCTCCTTGTTGAAAAGTGTTTCTAAGTGTTACTATTATACTTCAAAACAAGGATATTGTCAAATCTATTCTTTACCAGAATCATTAGATTTATTTTGACGGCTCATAGCCTTTATAAGTCCGTATTTTTGGACATCACCGGAAAATAGATGAAGTTCAAAACATTTTTTTTCGTTAGTGACCACTATGCTTTTCTCAGTGAGATGATATGGACAATCCATGAATCGATCTAGATGTATTATAACCTGAGGTTTTAGATCCAACACTATGGGAAAAGGTATTTCATATACGGATAGATTCAATTCTTCTTTTAAGAATTTCAAACCTTCGTCGCTGAGCCTGAGGGCTCCGGTTTTTTTCGTTCTCGGATTAAACCACCAACGATGCCTAGCCAAATTAATATTTTCTGGCGTCATCGTTTGATTAGTTTGTTTTAAAAAAAGTTTAGTATAAAATTCTTGGTTCATAGCACTGAATCGCCTGTGATTAACTTAACCACAGAAAAATCAGAAGTATCGAAAATTTTGTTTAATTTTTTAGCTAGATTAAGAGCATGCCCGGGATTACTGAAACTAACTTTTTTATACTTGCTGCCTTGATATGATCCTAAATGGTTGGTACTTTTTAAATTAAATGGTCTAGATTGATAAAAAACAGCCCAGATAGCCTCTGCTTCAAGTATTTGGTCTGTTTTATGCGTTTTTTTATCGATATTTTCCAGTACTATTTTTGGTTTTGGTCTACTCATGATAATTTTCCGATGCAATTTATTTATCTGAGTTGTTTTTAGACCAGTCTCCTCCGTCCATGTTAACCGTAACTACTTCTTCTTTCTGCGCAGTTTTTTTAAGAAGGTCTTCGTAATTTCCAGCCAATCTCGCTAGTAAGATCGAAATAGAATAAGAAACATTTTTTGCTGTGATGAGATCTAACCTTAGCTCTCTCTGATTTCCTAGATCTGCAGCTTTTACTTGATTAATAAAATTTTGTAGTGGTACAGTATTAATAGGTTCAGTTGGCACGATTTAGCCTTTCTTTCATTTCTATTTCTGTGGTAAACGGTCCTTGAAAAGGGTATCGATCTATTGTGATTAGTTTAGGACAGAAACTTTTAACCCATCCCTTGTTAAACTTAATAATATAATAACCTGCACAGTAAATACTCTTGCTTTTTAGACTTTTAGTAAACAGTGGCAGTTTTTTCTTAACATCAAATATTACATTGTGTGGGATGCTGCTAGTAGGGAATCCATAAACTGATTTTTTATTATCGTCAAGTTCTTTATTTTCTGACTTTTTTATAAAGAAATCTTTACCAAATTTATCGATTATTTTTTTCTTATTGTCAAACGTTGTTATTTGATCTTTACTACTGAACATATATTTTTTTTGTTCGGTTATTTTTAAAACTCCGATCTTTTGATCGTTTTTTTCTACGATCCAAAATTTACCATCAATCACGGGTTTAGCATGTAATTCGTCAGTCATAGAGCACCTTTATATTTGGCATTTAAGGGGTCAGCATAGCTCTGTATCTGATCCGATATTTTTTGTAGATCGTATAGTTGGCAAAATTTAAGTAATCTAATACCAACTTGTGAGACAGATTTTGGTTCTACTGTTTTAATTTTATCGACTATTATTTTTTTAATTTCTTCGGGCTGGCAGGATAGATCCACTAGTTGTTTGTTTCTCTCATAGTCTTCTAGTACTCGATGTTCCTCACCGTTGTGATCGATCCATCGCTGTAACATAAGATTATTCCATGCAAATCCTTTGTTGGATCTATCTCTAAATGCTTCTTCCAACTTATTTTTTCTTACTTTGGGGTAGGCACTGAATACATTGTCTGAGCTATCGCCTCTCATGCATTTTTCAAATAACAACCATTCGGGGTTTGGAATATCTTTAGGCTGTTTGGTTTTAGAATCGATTACACGGTTATTTTTTTTATCAAAGATCCCCTCATGGGTGATAGTCTGTTCCATAACACCATTATATTGTTTAACATTGGGTGCTATCAACTGCATAAAATCGCTGTCGGTACTAATAATAACATGATCATCATCAGAATGATTCTGTATCCAACCTGCGATAAGATCATCTGCTTCGAGTTGTGGATGTTGAAGAACTGTGCAATTAGTCCTTTCATTTAAAAATTCTTTGAACTTATCAAAGCTTTCCCAAAACAATTGATCTTCTTCTTGTTCTTTTGGTGTCAATGCTGCTCGAGCGTCGCTGCGATTTCTTTTGTAAGGTTCATAGTAATCTTTCCTCCAGCTACGACCTTCCAGGCAAAACACCACATGGGTACCTTTGAAATCCTGCCAGGCTTTTTTGATGCTATTCAATGTGATATGAAAAGCCATACCGAGTTTGGTATCAGCATCTCCTTTTATCACATGTCTAGCACGGAAAAACGTATTAGCAGTATCTACAAGAATGTAAGTCATGAAACCTCTGATTTTCCTTCGGTTAACTTTTTAACATTGATAAACCCACTACCTCTATCAGTCATATCAATACCCTCCTCGTTGGCCACGTCTTTACAGAGATCACGGAACCATCTGTCGACGATTTCTTCTTCTGGATCAGCTTCAAACCCGTAACCAGCTTGTTTTAATTGTACTATAAAACGTTCGTTCCAGTCAAGTTCAAAAAATCCGTTTCTTGGATTATCTTGATTTACTTTAGTATCCAGAACTGCAACCCAGGGTTGATCTAACGCAGTAGCACGCTCTTTTGGAGTCATTCTAGCCAATTCTTCTGCTTTTTTGGCCTCCTCCTCTTTGGCTTTGGTCTCGGCTAATCTCGCCAAAGCCTGAGCATTTTCTTCTTCGATACGTTTTTTTTCTTCTTCTAATTTTTTAATACCGATCAATCTTTTGATCCATTCACCCATGATTATCTCCTAATAGCCTTTTTTTGATCTGCCAGATCAAGAATTCATTCCGGTCGATCCAATATACATCAGGTCCCCCAAGCATTCTTAAATAACGGCACCTGTAATCTATCGCTGTATCGGAGGCCGTGTTTCATAGCCAATTCTGCCACATTCCGATTATTCATAGTGTATATGTTTTCAACACCGCCCACAGGCATCAAATAGCAAGGTCCTTGAAAACCTTCTGCACGATATATGTCTAGTGTTTCCAAGGCTTCTTCCGCATCTTCTTCGGTGGCTACTACGAATTTTAAATAAGTGTAACCGACTTCTTCATATTCGCAGACGGTAGACGGTTTTATAGCTCGGTCTCTAGATTCTCCGGAACAACTTAATTTAGCACTGACGCTGAAAGTAATGATATCGCTGCTAGCTTCTCGATCGTTGACCCATTTTAATAAGTATTTTTTGAAATCTTGAGTTAATTCCTGGGTCCCGTTAGTTTCAAAAGTTAATTCTTTCAGTGATAGCATCTTTTCATGCTCTAGTAGTTTGGGGTATATATTCTGCCATTTAAGCAAGGGCTCCCCGCCGGTGATCACTAGATGCTCATCTTGCCAACTTTTATATGGAAGAGTGGCTACAATTCTCTCAGCGATCTCATCGATTTCCATGAATGGGCTGAGGTGTTTCATAGCTGGATGCCATGTAGCATAGCTATCGCATCCTCGTTCTACTAACGGTAATTCTTCATAGGTTTTGTAAAGATGTATATTTTCAGCGACTTGATCGGGTTCATCCGTGAATTCTCCCTTAGGCATACCAAAACCCGAACATTTAAAATTACAGCCAAAAGTACGCAAGAAAACGGAAGGTACCCCCATATACCTTCCTTCGCCTTGGATGCTGTAAAAGATTTCTGAAATTTTTATCTTTTCCATTATCTCTCTATTTTGTGTACTTTAAACTCGGAACCTTTGCCTGTGGTGGAGTATCCTGATGTATCATCTAGCTCGATACTTTCATAGCTGACACCGTCTACGAATTCCCAACCATTAACATCGTTGGTGCTGAAATTTATCCTAGCTGGATCGAAATCGCCGTATATTTCAATTTCGTAGGTTTGAAAAAGACCCTTCTCGAAATTTTGGCCAGCGAAGAAATAATCTTCTGTGGTATCATATTCTATATAATACTCTTTTCGAAGCATGCCGTCAACCCCGACACCTCTATTTTCTAGAGCAGAAACACTTAGCGGACTCGACCACACCTCATTTCCCTCTTGATCTTGGACTACCACTGAACAGAGATCTGAAAATTCACAACCGTTAGTATGCTCGAGATTATCACAGTCATGCCACGCACCCGGATCGAATATCTTCATCGAATCGGGGATATCCATTTCTCCATCCCAATCGTAGGCAAATTCTTCAAGGTCTTCTCGATCTTTCCAAAATTCGTATTGCTCTTTGGTTATTGAACCGAGTACGAATTCTCCACCGTATCCTTGAAGATGTATGTCGTATTTTTTCTTTTCTGCTTTTATCGCTTTAAACAGTTCTTGTTTTTCCTCACTGGTTGCCATGTCGTTTTCCTTTCGGTGTTTCTAGATCGTTGATCGCAGTTTTTAACGTTTCTGCATAATTAAGTGCGGTTTGTTTATCTAACACTATAGTGGTTTCAAAACTAGTGTGACCTTTGATTAGCAATGACCATAAATGATACCACCTGGTCTTAGACCAAAAGTTAGTGCGTGTTTTGGTATAGATAGTAACGTTTACTTCTGTATCAGTTTCTATATCTATGACATGAGAACAATCGTCATCGCCACATTCGCAGACTGCCTTATACATCTTCGATGTACCCCAGTCATTGATTTTTAATATACCTTTTGCTGCAGTTTCGGGTTTCATTGAATTACTCCTTGATTTAGATCGAATCGTTTGACTCTGTCTTTCATTTCTACGATTTGATCAACGATTTTCTCGTAATCAGATTCGGTTAGAATCGTTCGATATATGCTGAGAGCCTGTGCCATCATCACTCCTGCTATCTGTTCCGCGCTGTGATCTATGGCCACTCTGTCTGTAAAGATAAGATATTTTTCGTAAAGTGTATCAACTTCTGGAAGCATTTCGATTTTCTTTCTGATAGAGATTTTTTAGAAACCATTTATTTTTATTCCAATAATCTTGGAAGGATAGGACATCTTCTTTATAAATGCGATGTTCCTCGCAGTTTACGAGATATTTTTCTCTCACCCAAGTTTTGAAATTCAAAAACGATTTCATAGTTTCAATGTAACAAAATACATGATATAAACCAAGCCTATCAATAGGCTAACACCTGCGGCTCCCAATGCCTTAAAGATCAGTATAAAGAACACAGAGAAAATGAACACAGTCCATTTGATTTCGATCTGCGACAGTGATTCTTGCAGATAGTTGAATACGGATTGTATCTTTGAACCTATATTTCTAATTTCCATATTAGCTTTTCATAACCTCCATGTCTACTGAGTTCATTTATAAAACCTTTCTACAAGTATACCAATACCGGCTAAAATCAATCCAGCAATAAGAGGCGCTGGATTGAAGGTAACCAAACTGATTATTCCAAATACAACTACTATTATCCAAATTAAAATCATCATCTTGGGGCAAAGTCCTGTTGGAGCTTGATGTTATCAAAGAATTCTTTTTTCGTGCCCGGGTCATCTTTAAAAGTACCTTTCAATACCGTTGTTTGTGTTAAACTACTATGCGCCATGATGCCTCTGTTCTCGCAACACCCGTGGGTTGCTTGGATATAAACGCCTACATCCTGGCTGTCTGTAGCCTTCATGATTTCCCTAGCGATGTCGTTGGCTAGCTCTTCCTGTAGTGTACCACGTCGACTGCACCACTGAGCGATGCGTGTGTACTTGCTGAGTCCTATTAGTTTTTCTGCAGCAAGAATGCCAATATAAGCAACCCCAACAACGGGTTGGTGATGATGAGAACACATACTGCGGATTTCACTGCGAACCACAAGCATGCCTGTGTAACAGTCCTTGCCGTCGTTAGGAAACGCTGTGCAGTCGGGTGCTGGATCATATCTACCTCCCATTATCTCATTGTAGTACATTTTGGCCAGTCTGCGAGCAGTACCTTGACTATTGGGATCAGTTTCTCGATCGATCAAGAGCCGATCCAATACTAGCTCGAACGCTTCTGTGGCTTCGGCGATCAGTTTTTTCTTAAAGATGCCATTATCGTCTAGGTATTCGGAAATGTTGTCGCCAGCCCAGAATCTCTTGCCGTCTCGCCTCATCTTAAAGCGAATAGTGTCTGCAAGATACGCTTCTTGGTATCCACCATCGCCAGCCATGGCATCCAGCCCTGTTTGTTTTTTGTCTGACATATATACTCCTTGATATCTATTATATGAGTTATTTAGGTTTTTGTCAACGGTTTCGAATGATATTCTTCATGATAATCGTATAGTTTATCATAGCTTTTACAGATTTCTTTTACTTGGGATGGAATATCATTGTTATTTTTAAACATTCTACAATCAACAATGATGTATTCTGTTTGGATTGGTTCGTCGTAACTTACCATCCAAATCAAAGAAGCTGTAAAAAATCCTAATAGGTATTTGGCAATCTCTCTGACAGCATTATCCGACATAGATCGGCATCTTTCTTTGATTTAAATGTAAATGTCATGTAATCCATGCTGGGAGTGTAGACGAATCTTTGCCCAGGTAATCCAAAAACTTCTAATACCATGGCACAAGTTTCATTCCACCAGATGGTTCCTCTCTCTGGAGTCCAGTCTACGATTACTTCATGATCACTTGGGGTCATTTTTTCTGTAGTTTCCTCGTTCAGGTATGACATGCCGAACACCACCTCTGGGATCTTCCATATCTCCTTTACGTCTAGGAATAAGATGTACATGCGGCCACATACATGTCTGACCAGCTGCCTCGCCTATGTTTATTCCGATGTTAAACCCGTCGATTTCACCGGACATCAGCATTTTTTCTCCCTCTATGATAGCATCCTCTAACGCAACTTTTAAAATTCCTATATTATTAAATTTAGGTACAAATAATAGGTGACCCTCGGTTACCGGATACTTATCTCGATAAACTGCAACATGAAAATCTTCTCGTTCTAAATCAGACCACGGAGCATTCGTCGAATCAGTTTTATCATGTGGTTCAGTTGGTATTATTTTTAATAAATCTTTAGACATTATCGATGCTCCTCGGTAGGATCCCACTTCCTCCACCACTCTTCCCAGGGAAAGACGATCCAACAAGGATCTTCCATCTTATTGATGCTTTCTGCGGCATAGTTTACTTCAAGTGGGCTGTCACTGGCCTCATTGTCGTACAAAGCAGCAACTCGCACGGTATCCCCCCAGATGGTTGACCATCTACTATCGTTAGGGAAATGGCCACTGGGCCAATCGTTTTTGATCCAAGTCAGTGTAGCACCGCTATCGTTGATGTCATCTACTATGAGTATCTTTTTACCTTCGAAGGCATCTGCAGCCATCCATAGATTGCTTTCTTGTTCTCCACCATCTCGAAGACTGACCTTTAATGCCTCCATAGGACAATCTAGATATTGACTAATTAGATTGGCCGGAGTCAAACCACCTCTAGTTATGCCTACTATATAGTCAGGAGTCCAACGATCCTTCCACATCTGTCGAATTAATTCTTGTACCTGTCGTTGGACATCATTCCAGCTCACATAGACTTTTTTCATAAAGATAAACCTTTTATCAATCTATCGATGTCACTTTGATTTAAGGAAAAATTATATGTTGACGTCATAGTTATTTCACCGTCTTTTAATTGTTCATTGATGAATTCGAAATTATATAAACCTTTTGGAGCCAAACATTCCCTGTTAGTCACACGTAGACGAAAACTTTCGTTTTCTTTAACTATAAATTCTTTCAATTTTATTCTCCTTTTAGTGTTTCCCACATCCTCGCTTTAGAAAGCTCTTTGATATAGACATCATAGAGACTTTTTAACCTGGGATATTTTTTTTCTAGTTTAACATCTCTTTCGGGTATCTGCAATATTTTTTCGATCGTAGACAACCTTTCCTCGAGATCTCTTTCGTTGATAACTATCCTCCTGTCTACCTGCAGAGTAGTATTGGGGCAGATGCCATTAATTCCGAGCCCCCATTTTGGCGAATTATGGATGGCATAGTTGCCGCCATTGCCGATTGGAATCGTGCTAGACAGAGTGCTGTCTGCGATCTTGTAGGTATTGCTCATTGTGTATCCATTGGTTGTTGACTAAAAACCCCCATTCGCGTCGGTATGGCCCCGGCATAAACAAGGTCCAACAAGTCACATCATCTCTGAGTTCGATGCGGTGATAGCTGATAGATCTGCAGACACGGAAATGTCCTGGCCCACGCCAATGTCGTGTTTCACCGATCTTAATACCTTGTCCATCAAAGTTTGGAATCCATTCATAATAGCCGCCCTTTAAAATTAATGTAGCATAAGGCCACGGATGATCATGTACATCATCGGGATCGCCTTTTAGAAATTTATGTAAAAATATATTAAACGGAAATCGTTTTCTATCTTTTAAGAAAAGATAATATCTTTCTAGATAGGGTTCTTGGCTGACTCTATCCATGATCATTCTTTTTCTTCCAATTTTTTCAAGCAGTGTTAGAAGCATTCTTTTTAGCCTTTTTTTCAAATCTGGGAATCCCGATTTTAGTATCGAGATATTTGCAGTTTTTTAATAGATCAATCACTGACGATTTCTCTTCTATCTTATATCGCTGAAGACATTCAAATTCTCCTTCTTTAAGCACGAAATACAACATCGATGCTCCTTGATTTATTTGATCGTCAAAAAGTTTATTTAGATTCATCTTTAAGAGTTTTCCAATCGTCTTTGCAAAGGTCATAAATCTGTTTTAGATTTTCAAACGCTTTGTCTAAAGAAGGATAAGCAGTCTTCATAGCAGAAAAATCACTCCATGCTGGGAATGCATCGACGAATGGTATTTCCTCTAAAAAAGTCCAATTGGTATTCAACGATGTGTCGCTGATAACATATTGATCTGAGGTAGTATAGCTTGTGATAGAACTGAGGTTATTTAATACGCTCGGGTCTAAATTAATTGTAATTACATCATTGGAATTTACTGTAAAGATTTCCTGCGCTGAAAAATTGTTCGGAGAGATCTCTTGATTGTTTCCTGATAGTAGGTACGAATCGTTCATAGTTGTCCATGTATTGCATGATTCTGTAGCAGAGCTGCTGTCGATTTTCTTGATATCGGTCATAATTTTCAGTCCATTCTGATGGGTATTTGAATGTATCATAATACATTTCTGTGTAACTAAGTCTATCCGGCACCATAGGGATAGCATCCACTATCGAACCTTCGTAGCAAGAGATGCCTAGTGTTTCTTGTAAATTGGCACTAAAGACTACCTTTGCTTCTCCTAGCAGATTATGATATTCATTTTTTGTTAGTTGTTGATCCTGACAGACTACGAATTCGTATTGTGGTAGATGTTCTTTTAGATCTCTGAAAATATCTACTTGTTTTTCTGGAGCGATGCGATGAGGGAATAATATAAGATTACGTTTCCTCATTCCTTTATATGAAGTTAATATGTCCTCCATATACTCCATAGGCCAACCTGTGCGCACAATTTTTTTATTTGCGAGATAATCCTGCATATCTTCGTATCGCCAGGGATTTTCCATCAAACCATCGTTTAATAGATTACTATCAAACATTTTGATATGAAAATCTGTGGCAAAGTAGTTGTAGTCGATAGCATGAAAGAATGATTTTTCAGCATGCCTGACCCACGGAGTATCTCCAATTAATCGACCTAAGAAATCTTGAGGATCATAGCTGCCAGCATGCCATAATGCGTGAATGGTCACAGGAATCTGTAACAGTTCACTCATATACTTTAGATTTATAATGCCTGGGTGCCAAGCATCAGTAAAAATAAAATGGTCGCCAGCTGAAATGCGTCCATAGCAAAATAATCGACCAATCTGTTCAACTTGACTAGACTTATAGATATTAGTACCACCAAAATTGAGAAAGGCGCCAGGAGTAGTGGCACGAGGAATATCTTCAGGGCCAGCAATAACTTGAACATCAAAACCTCTCTTTTTCAATAACGCAGGCAAGTGGGTTTTCCACTCACCTGTATATCTTGTTTCTACGGCTTCTAGATCAACGAGAAAAATTTTGGTCACGTTTAAATCCGTTATTCCTTGGCTTTCGATCTTGCCATGGTCGTTGCGGTCTCTGAGAATTTAGAAACGCTTTGTAATTTTCGTTAGTCTTGTCGTATAAATGAGATGGATTGAAATCTCTGAGCTCGAATCGACAGAAATCTAGATATACATCGAGGTCGTCAAACACTTTAACCACATCGGGCTTCATAGTAAGATATTTATTAAGCCATGTAGGGTTTGCCATTTAGTTTTCCTTGTTTAAAATCAACCGGGGAAATATTCAATGATGCCATCGGATTCCCCGTCCTCCGAGACAACGATTTCGTAATATCTCTCACCGTAGTTGGGTTTGAGATGTTCTTCCAAGATATCTGTTGCGATCATCTCGCAGCTCTTGTGATGCATTTTACCATCTTTTAGATAGTCTTGCAATGCCCATTTGACCAAGAAGAATTCCAGTTCGCGATCGAGATGAGTGACACCAATCTTGACCTCTATCTTAAACATATGGCGATGCTCGTTTTCCAAAAACTTGATACGAGGATCAATCTCTCCAGCGTCGGGATAGAAGTGGAATCCTTCAAATTCTGTACGTATTTTGATAAACGTTTCGGTTCTAGGTCGAATGTCTTGTTTTATGATCATTATAGTACCTTGTCATTTTTATAGCAATCCCAACTGGTAAAACAGTCTCGGTCTTGGAGTTTATGAAGACTATGAGACCAAACACCGGGATTAGTGGCACGGAAATCTCGATCATCGATTTTTATCATGGTGTTGTAATTCCAAAGTTTGATATAAGGAATCGGAACACGGATTTGTGGAATGAATCTCTCGTACTCATTTAGTCCGCCGTCGTTAAATTCTTCTACAACACTTAGGGGAATATCTAAACTACACCAGTTACCTCGTTCGAGGAAAAAAGTGATCATATCTTCCCAGAGTTTCCATTCAGCGTGGTCGTTATATCGAGGATTGAAACTATGATTAGCACCGAAGAAAATATGACGGGTCTCATAGGTAGTTCCCGCCATTTTATCTAAGATCTCATCCGGATTTTTCACCCCCACTACAAACAGTGTGTGCATGCCAAAAGCGGGAGTGTGTTCTACTTCTTTGCCCCAGAAAAAATCTACATCATCTTTTTGACCATCGTCGTAATCACGTTGCATTTTTTTCTTCCTTAGATTGTTCATACCGTTTCATAAATCTAGTCACAGGTTCCATTTCTTCGGCGATAATATCTGGAGATTTTCTAGCGAGTTCTCTAAGATAATATTCACCGGGATAGTGTCGGAGTACGGATCGAGCACGCTGCCTAACGATCTTAGGAATCCTAGGAGTAACTGAGGGATCTAATAGTTCTTGTAGAAATCGTTCAGCCCATATAAGGGCACGATATCGTTCGTCTGGTAATGTCATATTGTCTGTGTTTATTAAGATAAGTGGATGAGCAGTCATTATACAATCAAACGACCTATTCGTCAAACAAATTGGTAAAGTTATTAGTTTTTGGCTCCGGCACTTTGACCGCCTTTAGATTAGAAAAATCCACAGATGGTAATCCAAATTCATTGGCTTTGGTATGTGCATTTAATGTTTTCTTTCCAGTAGCACCTCTAGTTCCGATGATGCCCATCCAATATTTGCTGTATTCTTCGACGATTTGATCTGCTGTTCCTCTGTCCGATGTGGCGAAAATCGCTTCGACTATGTCTTTGAAATATAGCCTTTCGAAATTTTCTTGCACCAACATTTCTGGTATACTACCACTATCGTATCTACGATTAGCTTCTTGCACGGCATTGACGTGCATCCAAACATTGTGGCCCATCATGATCGCATAGCTAAAACTGTCCCACGAAGTCTTACCTATCTTACCAAGCTTGTTTACATCATTAGGTCCATAGATACATATATCTTTTATTTCTACTTGATCTATCAAAGGACTAGATTCGAAATTAGCAAAGATACCATCTTGTATCACAGCGTCTTTGAATAGTCTCGAATCTGTGGAATATTTTTTGTCATCAGCAGACGGCACCATCCTGTAGACCCATTTCGTCCTGTCTTGGGTCTCAGTTTGGATATAGATTTGCCCGTTAGCTGTTGCGAGAAACGGTGAGGCGCAGTCAAAAGATATGGTAAAGTTTTCATTATGATATTTTCTCACGGCACGTTGTACATCTGTTAATAACACAGCCCACTCTAATTTACTGGTTCCGAGAAAATGCATCCAATCATGCAGTCCTTTTTCTAAGAGGCCATCAAATCTCAAAGACACCAATCTCTTTAATACTAAATGAATGTCGCACATGTTCTGTCCACCCATAGCCCAACCATTAAAGTGGTTAGAATATTGTTTGTGATCGCAGTATTTTTTCATTCGATCATACCAGTCATCGGCATCGGCATGATTTTCGCCTTGCAGCACATTTAGGAATTTACAATTTCCATTTCTATTGTTTATAAAATAATCATTGTTGATGTATGTGCCCTGTACCGCCTCAGCATACGAAGTAATACCTGTGGCTTTTTGTCCGGCAGGGCTACGAGCCACCCAAGCCGGAATATCAAGAATCATGCCGTAGTCCATGAGAGCATCCATCCAATCTAAGACTTGTTTACGTTTTTTAGCGGCCTTGGGACAATTCGGATCTTTCCAGTCAGCTTCCCAGACGCCTTTACCGATCTGAAATCCGCCCGAATCTCCTAGGACCCAGCTGTCATTCCTGTTTCTTTTTCGAAACATATCCTCGCCTTCGTCTTGTTTATTCAAATCGAGATTAGCATGACCGGCGCTGTACAGACACCACTTATAATAAAATGACGCATTGGGATCGAGATAGTTTAAACTTTCTATGCCATTAGTAAACGACTGCGGGATACGAGCAGGATCGACATAATTGCTGTATCTTTGCTTGCCTATGAAGGTAGCATAAAATCCACTGGTCGCAGGCAGGAATACCGCGTAGTCGTTCTGTGTAGCGGTTAGATTGTTATTCATCTCTGAAACCCATGTTATTTGCTCTGCGCAGGTAATATATATTCGTAGACAGTTATTCCACTATCAACGATAATCTGCATAGCACCAGCATCTGAGATCTTCATAGTTATATTTCCATCGAGATTTAAAATGCTCTGTATTTGACTTACCGGCCATGACCAAGTATGTTTCAGTTTAGACTTAATGTTTGGTTGGAAAACGAAGCTCCCAGCGTGCGTGCTAGCATCACCAAAGAAGAAAACTAGATTGCCATCTTCGGTTTTTACTTGGAACACAGTTTCTTCGCTGTGTGCCGCTGCCTGCAATTTCAATCTCTGAATGGCTGCTACACTGGGTTCAAAAGATACTTCCCAACTAGCACCTTTGAACTTAACGCTTTTCAATTTTTCGTTGATGATCTCTGCACTCATAAACCGATAGTCGTTTTGGAAGTCCTCTGCTTGATTTTCAAAATGAAGACTAGTAGGAATTTGAACACCATTTTTTTCTGTTTTGATTACTTCAATTTTGGCATTTTCTTTGTATTCGGGATTTTTTAGATGTAGATTTAATTTATCTAGATTAGGCATACCAAACGTGCCTTGAAAATCCGATACTGGCGAATGGGTGGCAGCCGAAACTACCACAGAACGATCTTCAGCCATCGATTCGATTATAGTAGAATCTGTGTCTCCGGTTATTTTTACTAACGGTAAAAAACCGAGACTATGTGTATGAGCTACAATATCTGTTAGTACATCTTTAATCATTTTTTTTTCTCCTTGATATGATTATACTTAGGTTTTTTTCAAAAGTCAAATTAAAATTCAAATAAGCTGTTAAATGTGTTTTTTTCTTCCGTGCGAGAAATATCCCAACCCAATACACCGATGAGATTCTCTAGTTTATTATCGATAATGGTATTTTCCATTTCAGCATCATCGAACGGAAGTTCCATAAACCATTTTGGCAATCGCAGTTCATCTACGGGATAAGCCACCGAAGTGAATCCTATGGGATTGGATTTCAACTTGCAGACGATGACCTTAGCTCCGTCTACGATCTGTATACTATATTTGTCGCTGTTCATACGGCGCAAGGTATTCCAATTGATTGATGCTCTTACATGCCCAGGCATATTGGCCTTACCTTGTTTCTTTTCTTTAGCTTCATAATCTGTGATATTGTTAGCACGTTTTGGACTACCTTTTTCCCAGCCTGGTCTGCTCTTAAATTCGGTGCGAAATTTCGTTATGAAATCTAAAACTTTTTCTTCGGTAGAGCCGGTGAGTACTTTTTCTAATATATCGCTTAGAAAATCTTGGATAAATGCCGGAGTATCGCTGCGTTTAAGATCTAACCCCATAGCTTTGATCTTTCCAGGTTTTCCATCTGTATCTTGTCGCTTGCCTTCTTTATCATAGACTAGCACAGCATATCTTTTCTTAGTAATGAACAGTGCCTTGGAACCCACGATTTCTCTACCGGCTTTTATAACATCACCTCTAGTGGGAGGGCAGTGGAATGCATCTTGCATGAATTTAACAAAAGTTCCGTTTACTTCTTCTGCGATTTTGTCATAGAGCGATATGATGTTTTCTTTGGTCCACGGTATGACCCCGGTATCGATGTCTTTCTTTAAGGTAGTATAAGCAGAAAAATAACAACTGTCTGTATCACCGTAAATGATAGCACGACCTACGTGATTATATTCTCCGGTAATGATTTCATTGACCTTGGCAGCCATGTGTTTGGCCAGTTGCCGTCCAGTTAAGGTGGTTGACTGACCAATACGCTTATCGAAAAATCTACAACCGGGATTAAGGATGGCACCATATAGACTATTTAGGTTAATCTTTTTGACTAACTGACGTTTGTCCCAGTATTCTTCTTCTATTTTATTACCTGCTTGAATACATTCTTTCAATTTAGCCTGCATCTCTTTACGTTCAGCGTACCAGCGTTTTAATAGACCGGGTATAATACCTTCTTTTTCATAGGTGAAGATAGTTCCATTAGCTGACAGCATCCATGGTTGGTTGCTATCGAAGATTAATTTATAAATCTCTGCAGCGCTGTGTATAGTAGTTTCGCCATCCTCCCAATCAATGGTGATTTCAGTATCTTTACGTTGCTCCATCACTGCGGTATATTCGAAGCTACCAAACAACCCTTCCCAGGAGGCAGCAAATGATTTCTTTTTAAGAGACATCTGTTCGTGTATGTGCGCCTGTGTATAGACCGACCTTAATTGTCCCACGATCGTTTCTGGACCCATGTTCAAAGCACGAATCGCCGAGGGGTACAGCGAATTAATATCTAACGAACCGACCCAGTCTTGTAGTCCTTCTTTGGGATAAGCGACATAAGCACCTGCAGCCTGTGTGTCCTCGTCTTCAGATAACTTAGGTCTATTTGGAACTTGGAATCCTCGTCGATGTGCTTCGTTGATGATAGCTTGTTCAGTTACAGCCACAGCGCCCATGGTAGTCTGTAGCAACACCGTACATTCGTGTGCTAGTTTGTTTGCGAGATCGATGAATTTTAATTTATCATCTAATTTATTTAACAGTGCTACGTCTTGTCTATTATACTCGATAAATCTATGGAAATCGTTGTTGTATAACTGATCTAGTGTGCCTTCATATACTGTTTTATTCTCACCAATTTCTGCTTCTCCGATGGCATCCAGTCTATAAGTGTGCCGCTCTTCATAGGTATATTTCCTATAGAGTTCTAAACTGTCTAGGTGTACTCTGCCTACGAGATCGTAGGTTTCCATCTGCCTACCATATTTTTCAAATTCTCGCTTTTTAGGAAACTGGTCCCATAAACAAAATCTGCGGGTGTCTTCTTTGCTGAGCACACGGGTAACACGGTTGACTGTGTAAGGGATGTCGTAGCCCTCGCTGTTCCAACCGCTGATAATATCAGAATCCTGTATCAATTCTAGAAAAGTCTCTAGCATGTCTGATTCATTTTCGAATAGATAACAGTTTGAAATGTCGCTGATCAATTCGTTGGCTTGGTTAAAGGACAACGATTTGGGAGGTAATGCCAGTGTTATCAACCTATCTAACCATTTAAGATGGACACTGATAGCAGTTATAGGCATGAATGGGTCGCTGGGATCAGCATAACCTCGTTCTGGATCGAAAGCAACTTCGATGTCAAAGAAACAGATGTTTAGATTTGGTGCTTCTTGATTTAGATAATTTTCACTGAGAGTAACAAATATAGGATTGATGTCTGATTCATAGAATTCTTTTCCGCTGTTAATTGCTAATTCTTTGCGAAAATCTTTGGAATTTTTACAGACTACCCTAGTTAACGGGTCACCATATATGCTAGTGAATTTTCCGCGAGGATCTGGATAATAAAACGTATACCGTACCGGATATTCTTTGAATAGCCGTTGGCTTTGATCATTTCTTTCGACGATCTTGATAATATCATTATCTCGATCGAATAATGCGTCGACGTAACTCATTTTTCTCCTATGTGATTTATGGCTCACAAATACCAATGATGCGGATTATGGCCCAGCTGACCTTAGACAATATTACTTATCATCCTCACTAGTCCTACCGAGTCGATCGTGACAAGAAGTAGATAATTGGCAAGCATACCAAAACTACCACGAGTATAAGCAGCCCAAGCATACATTGCACAGCCAAGGATCCATATAGGATATAATATGAGTAAGGGTGGGGTAGGAACGGTAAGAGCCATGGTAATGCTACAGCCAATGCTAATAGCCCAAGCGATGACTTCAACCAGAAACCTAAACGGCCATTCATGGTAATCTCTCTCCGCCCACCGATAGATGTCTACGGCGACATCTGTGATTTGATGCATTATTTGTCTTTGCCAACCGTAGTGATCAATGTTTCTAGATCATCAAATTCTGAATAGACATCGTTCCAGTTGCCCTTGTGTGCGATAGAGATCGCTTTGTTGATCAATGCCGGTTTGATATCTAGCTCTTTGGCCACTGCTTGTACTGTTTCTTTTAGACCTTCCTGCAGGCTTTCGATCTCGTAGCGGATCTGTACGCCTTCGTTGACTAATCTTTCTAGCTTGGCTTTTTCTTCTGGTCCGTAGGTACGGCTACTCATGTGGTTCTCCTTGATAACTCTAGTATTTTATACTAGAGTTTCAAAAAAATCAACGGTCTTGGTTGCGCAGCTTAGCCAAACCTAGATATTTTAAGACAGAGATATACATCCAACCTATGTCAAATTCCCAAGGCTTTTGGCTGAACTTGGCGGCTGTGCCATTGTCGTGGTGATTGGCATGAAGTTCCTCCCCGCCGATCCAGACGGCCCAAGGCCATAAGTTACGGCTGCTGTCTCCGTTCTTGATGTTGCGATATCCCCACCAGTGGCATAGACCATTTATTACTCCCGCCGCGAAAAAAGGTATCCATATCATTTGGATACCCCACACTACGAGTCCCCAGAATCCAAAAAGAACAAGATCTATGATCAACATTAAGAATATTCCCGAGCGACTGTGTGTGGAG